AATAGTAATATGCCCGTTGATTGATTACAGGTAAAAACAGGGCCGTTGAACCCCGCCGTTGCCTCGCTCGGAGCAACCTGTTAGCTTCCGCGCCTCAACCTTCTACAGACAATTCAAAAACTGAGCGATGAGCGATGAAATCGTCTTCGTTGTCCATTTCATTCCTCCATAGTTGCGAACCTACGATTACGCATAGTTAAAGATTAACACATTGCAGAGTAGAATGCAACTCAAGCATGAGATATATTGTCTGGATCAGTAGAAATTGCTAATATCTCGTCGTCATTCAGCAGTCTGTAGTCCTCACCCATGTATTTAAACTTAGAGCCTGAGAATCGCTCAATCATTACAATGTCCCCTTCTTTGACCCAAGGCCCATTAGGAAACTTTTCTACTTCAGCATAAGCTAAAGCGCCCACCTTGATTACCTCACAGGTAGTAGCTGCCAACTTATTAACGTCTTTAACTTCGTCGGGAAGTAATACGCCCCCCTTAGACTTAGCCTTACCTTCCATAGGTTTAACGAGTACTCGCCACCCCAATGGTTCAATCGGTACTATCTCCTTCTTCTTCGTCATTGCCGTCTCCTTTATTAAGTTTTTTATATTCATCGTTGATAAAGTGTAATACAGTATCTAAAGTATGCACTGAACCTTGGATATATCTGTATTGGGCATAGTCTTCAACGCCTCCCATTAGTTGGTCTAAGTTTGCCATCTTAGCTTCTGAGATGTTTTTTGCGATCCTAGACGCCAGCTTTGTAGCATTTTCCATGACTACTTTTTAGGCTTATTCTTCTTGCTTTGTGGGCCGTAACTTTGTTTAGCCATTGCTTGATCCTTTCTTAATAAGTTTAAGTTTCTCAATCCTGAGCTTCATAGCTCGGTCATCGTCGGCATTTTGATCATCAATCATGATCTCAGCCTCCTTCAGGGACTGGTCGCCTACTGCTAGGTTGTAGTCCTGATTCTGCTTAGTTTCTTGTAGATCCTGTTCACGTTCCTGCTGTTCTATAATAGGATCAGAACTCTTACCTGCCATAGCTCTGGCCTTAGCTTCATCCAGTTTAAGAACGGAATCTGAGGCTTCCATCGCCGCAATAGCAATCATCTGTTCCATCTCAGGCGGGAACTTCTGTTGATTGGACATAAGAGCTTCAGCTGCCTGTGGATCACGCTGGGCAATCATCTCAATCATTTCCTTTCTATGTTTAGAAGCTAAATGTTCATTGATGTGGGCCAACATAATCTGTTTCATACCTTGGTTCTCTTCGAACGCTGGATTCTGCATGAGCATTGCGTGGGTAACAATGTGAGCATCATCAGACTGAACTGGATCAGCCCTAAGAGGCGTTCCTACCAAAGCCATACTATTCTCTGTAACCGGATCTCCTGTATACGGCTGCTGTTGTTGCTTCATATATCGTTCTGGTTGGTCGACACCCATAGCACGATACATATCCAATCTAATAGCGTTCATATCATGGGAACCCGGATCTTGCATGGCAGTAGTAAGGATAGCGTTTAGTTTAGCTACACGGTGTGCTTCAGTGGGCATATTAGGATCAGATACTGGGACAACGTCGATAACCATTGGATCAAAGTCGGCTTTAAATATGTTCTGATCCCCATTAGATACTTGATATGGGTATTGTTCTGGCATAAACTCAAAGTTTAATTCAGCTAATAACTTAAGATCATGCCCCTGTGCCGCATGCATTCTTTGGTGGATTGCGCTGAATAGCTTACCAGATTGCTCTAATAAGGCTAGAGTAGTCCCTACAGGCCCGTAATTTGAGCTCTCAGCCACTACTACATCTGTCTGGTCAGCAAACTCTTTGGCAGTTTCGACCATAAATTTCATAAGCTCAAAAAGAGTTCGTGAAGGCTCTTTATAAGGCAATGGTACCAAAGATTTATTCAGGTCGCCAGCAGGTGCATTTGCTTCCCGCCATTCTCCAGGGGATAATGGTTCATCAGGAGCAAGCATTCGTAAGCCGTGAGCTTTAAATCCAGCTGGTAGATTGGAGAATGTGCCAGCATCTGTCAGCTGACGAAGCGATGTGGTAGCCGTCTTAGACAATCCTCCAATTAAATGCAAATATCCATAACCATAGAACCCTAGACCAGGCACAAATGTATAGTGCGTGAAATAAACTTTCTTACTGAAGTCAGGATCACCCTCTCTCCAATTTCGGCGGATGGATAGAACTTTTTGTGAATCTTTTTCAATAACAACAATATACGGAAGCAACAGTCCATCTGGGTGTTCGAATCCTGGAATTTCCATATCAATGTGCATCTCAAGCACAGTATGCTGATCTCCAAACATGTTGTTGGGTTGAGACCTGCCATGTACTTCATCAACCTCTTCATCAGTATCAGTAAGGTCGACATCAGATGAAGTGCCTAATTCAACATCTCTATATTGCCCAGCAATCTGATTCTTTTTTATTTCATTGCTAGTAAGCTCCATAACATGGGTATACCGTTCGGCAGTCTCTAGATCATCGGCATAATAGTCAATAACGAAATCTTTAGCCTTTACCAACCTAGATGCTGGTCGGTTCATTGGAACATCCCAATATGTTTTCTTAATAGTAGAGCCATATAGGGCAGTATGAAATAATAGCTTATCTAATTGGGGACCATATTCAGGCATTAATTGAGTAGTCTGATAATTTAAGAATTCTTTAACGCGTAGAGATTGCTGCTCTTTCTCTGGGGTTACAGCCCCCATAATACGAGTACGAACCGGACCTTGTGATGGAAACAGTTCCTTATACGCTTTAGCTTGGAACTTTACTACAGCCTGTGATAATACAGGGTGGGACGCACCACATGCACCAGCAAATGGGCGATCTGGCTCTTCAATTTTAAATCCTAAAAGACCAACAGCTTCAGACGAGATGCTATCCCACTCAGAGCGGGATTCTTTATCAGCATCGAACAACTCCATAAGATTAGAAGCTACCTCTTCTAATAATGAATCCCCTTCAGGATCTTCCGCAAGAAAATCTGCTAAGTTGGCATTGTGTTGTAAAAATGGAGAGATCTCTTCTTGTTCATTAAATTTTTCTTCTTCACCTTCAAACTCAATCTCCATAGCAGGAGCATTCATATCCTCTTCCAGCACGAGTTCCTCTCCTGCTGGATTATTTTCTGAAATTTTTACGATATCATCTCGCGCCATTAATAGAATCCTCCACTAGCCCTACGTTTAATTATATCATCTTCGTCAACATTATGCCACGGATCGTCAGTATGAACAATATATCCACCAGATGTCATCCATATTACAGCTTGAGTAACAGTATCTACGTAATCATCATTTGGTGCATTAGGGAAGGCACGACATTCGTCAATAACATCCTTAGCCCAATCTTTGTGGAGGGGGGCAGTAATGCGCTTATTATGGAATATGGCGCTTGAAGCGTACGCCCTTGCAACCTTATCTCTATCGGGGTTAAACTCGATTACCGGAAGGGACGCCATTCTCAGTTCCTGAATCAGGGACTGGCCAGAAGCCTTCTTTTCGATCAACACCGTATCAGGCTTATGTTTGGCGTATTTATCAATTATCTTAGATCTCAGCTGGGGGAAAGACCAATGTCCTCTTCCAGCGCCGAGTAATATCATGCACTGTAGGTCTTCCATAGATTTGCTGTCGTCGTTCCAGCGTGAGTCTGGATATATTCCCCATAGTGTGTAGGCTGAGTAATCTGCCGTAGACTTCTCTGAGAATGCGGTATCAAGAGACATCAATATGTGATCACATGGAGGCGGCTTGTCAGCATCCCAATCTTGCCAGTATTTGGTCTTGATTATTCCCCCCTCAACTGGAGTTGGGTTCTGCATATAAAGAGCATCCCACTGAAATGGGGGAGTATTATGTTTTGTACGGATCATCTCCTCTGTTGACCAGTGGTAATCCTGGCCAAGGCTAGGACCGGGCCAGAATGACTCCCCAAGTTTCATTTCAGGGTAATCTTTTGGGAGAACCCCTTGGTCAATCAGTCTTTGCCTAGCGTCCTTCAGCGGCCCTATAGATTCATGGGTATTTAAAGCAGGTATTCTTACAACAGACCACTTATCAGCAAACGGATTCTCTGCTTCCTTAGCAAGTAGGTCGCCTGAGAGATCATCCTCTGTCCACCGAGTCTGAACTACAACAACTCTGCCCCCCGGCATCAATCGTGTACGGAAGCCGCCGGGATACCATTTATTAATCCGCGTTCTAGAGGCTTTTGACCACGCATCCTGCTCAGATAGGGGGTCATCAATGATTCCTAGATTGGCTCCCTTACCAGCAATACCAGTGCCAGCCCCAGCCGCTAGGAATCGCCCACGTTTTGTTGTGCCCCAGCTGTCAGCAGCGCGGTTATCTTTTCTAATAGTTGTATCTGGGAAGACTTCCCTGTAATCATTTGAGTGGAGAAGGTCACGAACAGCACGGCCAAAGTCAACAGACAGATCAGAGGAGTGGGAGACTTCAATAACTTGCCAACTAGGATGTCTTCCTAAGCACCAAGCTGGAAAGTAGGTAGATGCGATTAGGGATTTGGAAGATCGGGGGGAAATGAAGACCATAGCGCGGCTGGATTTACCGCTTTCTACATCCATAAGGATGTCACAAAGATAACGGTGATGCGGCCCTACGCTGAACATTGGGTCTACTAGCAAGACAAAAGATAACAAATCTTCACGGGCAGCCTGTATAGCAACCCGTGTGGCGGAATCTCTGTCGTCACTTGTAAGTATCTCAGACATTTCTAAGATATTTATTTCCAGCCCACTCAAGAAGGTCTTGCTTCCATTTTTCAGGAGCTTCATCTTCTTTAGTGTCAGTGGATTTTTTGAGAGTGGGCGGATTTAGCGGTATTCGCCTACTCTTCTTCGAAGTCGGTTCGTCCCCCATTGACTACCTTTAATTTTGGGGCCGCAATTTTTCTTAAGCGATCCACATCCTTGTTAATCGAGTCTTGATCGTCTCCAGTTGACCAAGGATTCTTTTCTTCTGTTATAATTTGTTTATCAGTAAACATCGCCTGATGCTTACCTAGTAACTCCAAGGCACGAATGGCAGAAGGAAGCTCATCATCGCGTTCTGCTCGTTCAGAAATGCGGAGTAACCTACGAACAATCTCTTCTGGTGTAATTCCAGTTTTCTTAGAACGTTTCTTTTGGAGATGAGTGATATAATCTTGTACTTTTTCATTCTGGAAAAAGAGGTATTGTTTTCTCTCAGCATAATTCTTTGAGTACCCAGCACGAATTAGTGACTGAGTACCATTCAAGTCCTTGATGAATTCATAGCACCCGAGCTTTTGCTTTTCAGTAAGTTCATCGCCGGGAGCGTTCGCTGGCGGTTTTTCGCTCATAGTCTATTGTACCACAATATATGATATAATGTCTATATGCATTACCCAGCCAATAAACCGGAATCCTCCTACCTCCCAAAAGGTGTAATGGAACTTCTGCAAGGTAAGTTTGACCAACCATTGGTAGAATGGGCCTTAGATCCACATAACTTATCGTTCGAAAATTTGAGCGAAGGGGGTTTGCTTGGGGATTATACTGCGAAAACTGGGCATACCCGAATAAATTCAGCATATAGATCACGAGAAAACCTCCCCAGGAATGCTC